CATGGCATTAGCTCCCTTCGTCGGGATAAACAGTGATAATGTCGCCGTCATATACGGCGGCACCGGTATAGGCATAGCCCGCAACGTCTTGAATAATGGTCAGTCCTATCAGGTGACGGCTGACCGGCTTAGCATCAGCAATCAGGCGTTCCATTTCCTGATACATCGCCTCATCTATACCGCTTTCCAACACGCCGATATCCAGCCGGAATGTGCCTACAGGGTCATTATTTTCCCACCACTCACTGACGTTAATCAGGTATCCCAGCGGTTCAACCACGCGACGAATAGCGCTAATCGTGCCCTTTCGGCTATGGATATAAAACGCATCAGCCACCACTTGCCGCTTGGTTTCCTCCGGCCAATGTTCATCCCAGCGGTCAACCGAACGGGACCACGCCAAATAAGGTAAAAACGCAATAGGGCAGGTTTCAGGGTTCCATAAGTCACGCAGCGGCACCTGCAGATCGCTAATCCCTTTGCAGGTTTGCGCCAACCGGCGTTCTAGCGCAGAGGCAGACGATGGCAGCAGGCTAGGCTCACTCATCAGATCCCCCAATCGCTACGCGCCAGTCGGTGCAATACGCCGCCTGTGTTTCATCTAGGATCACATCCTGTTTGGGTTCAGTGAGTTCGACACGCTGCACGCCCTCAACATGTAGCGCGGCGTGTAAGGCGGATATGCGGATGTCTCGCCCCAGTCGTCGCTGGGTACTGATATAGTTTTTTAAGCTGTTTTTAGCCGCGGCCAGAATGGGTTCAGACTCCGGTCCCTGATAGACATACAACACCGCGTTGATGGCGTAAGAAACAATCTGCGCAGACTGCACGGTCAGGCGATCCGCCACGGGACGCACGTTTTCATCATTCAGGGCATTTCTTACCGCGGCCAATAATTCTGCTTCGGCTTGGCCATCTCCCGCGCGTGCCAATACGGTGACCACCACCTGCGCAGGTTCGGGACTAATCGCGCTCACATCGGCCACCCGTCCGTCTGCGCTCAAGGCATGATACTGATAAGACGCCGATGGCCCCGCAACGGATAGCCCTTCAAAAGCAGCAGGAATGCGAGCGCGCAAATCGGTATCGGACTCCATCACCGCATCCACCGGTGGAATAGTGTTAGCGTCAGCAGGTTCTACTACCAAGCGAGTCACATCGTTGTTGGCGGCAAGCTGGTCCAAATCACCGCCGAGCGCATATGCCACCATGACCGCCTGCGCGGCCTCGTTGACTCGCTGGCGCAGCAGTAATTCACGGTAAGCATTTTCCTGCAGCAGCTTAACAATGGGATCAGATTCCAGCTGCAATGTGCGCCGCACGGCGTCCTGCTCGTCAGCGGGATACAGCGAAACCAGAAAGTTTTTGCGTTCAGCCAGCAAGGTTTCAAAATCCAACGCCTCCACCACATTAGGGGCTGGCAGTTGTGACAAATCAACGGATGCCATCAGGAATGTTCTCCCAGTGAAATAGACAAACTGGCGGGACTGCCATCGGTTCGCACACCGGATAATTCAACGGTCATGACGCCACTCATTTCTGTATTAATTTGGATACGTTGCAGCTTTATGCGCGGCTCCCAGCGGCTAATAGCGGTATAGCTTGCCGCCATCACCTGCAGCTTGACCGCATCGTTTTGCGGCCAGTCGATGAGCTCTGGCAATAACGAGCCATATTCACGACGCGCAAGACGAGAACCCACAGGGGTCACCAAAATATCCCGCACGGATTGCCGTATATGCTCAAGCTCGGTAATGCGTTTGCCGGTTAGCTGATTCATACCCAGATATTTCATTTCACTGGTTCCCCAGAGTTATCCCCGCCCGACTTCACGTCGCTGTGTTTATGCGCATCGACCACCACACCATTAGAAGAAAGCTTGCCGCCGCTGTGAGTAATATCCCCGTTCATGGTTCCGCCCTCAGTGACGGACATTTGCGGTGTTTCTAGCAAGGTGGCACAACGCACTTTTGGCGTATCAAAAAAGACCTCTTCTGACGCGACCAGCACCAACTGCTTGATACCGCTTATCAATAATTTGCTGCTCTCAGGGTCATATTCGAAATGGGCGCCATCGGGGAACGCCACCACCAACGCATTTTCAGATTGGGACGGCGGCGGATTTTCGTCGGAATAGATAGCAGGCAGCGCAAAGGCTGTGGTCAGTTCCCCCCCAATGGCAAGCAAAAGCACCTGCTCCCCGATTGATGGTTTCCACCATGTGCGCGCAGCTCCCGCGCGCATCGTCAGCCACGGTATCCAGCCAGTTTGGTTTTCTCCGGTAGCCACACGGCACAGCCATTTATCTGCATCAACTTCAATAATGCAGCCGGTGCGGATCATGTTGCGCAGTAAACGCAGGAGTTCATTGAGTTCTGTATTCATAGGAATAGCGTGCCATCAGGACGATGGCGCGTGCATTACTGGGGGATTGTTTGATTTACAGCACAATGAGAGTCACAGGTTTAATGTTCGCTTAGGTAGTTAATTAATTCATCACCTACGCGCTCAATATCTATTTCCGTCATACCAAGTAGCTTGCGTTGTGGATATTTAACCACAGGGCCACGCTTACCAAGTCTTTCACGTAGACCTAACTGATGCGTGGCGGCTATCTTCTCTATGCGGTTATTACTAAAACTTACCTCAGCCATATCGGGGGCGGCTTTGGTTTTCAAATAGCGCGCCGTGCGGATTTTGCGAAACATCTTGCGCTTAACTCGCCCTTTTTTGTCACGCTTTTGCGGCTTACGTGCCTCATAGGGTGAACCGTCGGGGTTTAGCTGTTGCTGGATACGCTTTTGTTGAGACTGGCGCAGCGTTCGCGCCCATTGTTGGGTCAGCTTGCGGCGCTGTGCGGGAGTGAATTTTTCCAGCAGCCCCAGCATCCAATCTTCTAACTGAATAAAATCACTCATTGCCAGCCCCACTCGTCAGAATCTGCGGGGTTTGGTTCACTGACGGCCTCGACGACCATTTGGCCGTTTTCCTCTTTGATGATCACCCGCTCGGTCAGCTTGAGATCAATACTGATGTCACTGGTTGTGTTATTGAGAATATCCGCCTCAAAGGTAAAACCATCTTCACGGCGTTCTGGGTTAGCCAAAATATCCGGCTGATGTTGGGTTAACCATCCCAATATCGGGGCCATCAGCAGGTTTTGGTCACCGGCAAAGTTCATAACAATGACGTTCAGGGTATAGCGATATTCAAACGACAACGACGCAGCCAACGTTGAAACAACACTGCCGCTATCAATAAAAATACTCAAGCACTCAGGATTATTCGCAATAAACGGCACTGATTTATTCAGCGCCTGCCGTAAAGACTCAGGCTTTTTCATGGTGGTTTTCCTGACAGTCCACAATCATATCAACCTTAGCGGCACAGACAGCCCAAGCAGCCTCTACTGCATCACCATCGTCACGCAAATCACCGTTAGTCTTTGGCGCTCTGGCGGGTAGCTGGCAGCGCGTCACTGTCGGACAGGTAAGCGTGATAACCTGCGGCCCCGACAATGGCGGGTCGCTGTTGCAACCGGCTAATGTCAGCAGGCAAAGGAGTGTCAGCCCAACTTTTAAGTTCCGCATTTTCATTGATGAGTTCCTTAATCCGCTTGTCTTTGGTTGTCAGTGCGGCGCTCAATGCCTCGGCCTGTTGCTGCAACCTTACCTGATAGCGATCATTAGCTTGCGCCATCATGTTGATGGCCATCAGTTGATTGTTTTTATCTGCCACGCTTTGCTGCGCCTGTTTGAGATCTTTTCCCTGCTGGCTAACCGTATTGTGCGCCCTATCCAGCCGCCACGATTGGAACAGCAACGCGCCCAGCAATACCGACGCAATTACCATCAGTACGCGCATCACCTGACTCCTTTCATACAGTGCACCAGCTCCCGCGCGCGGCGGTTCTCTAGCCCTTTATTTTTAACCCCGTTAACGTAGACCCAGCGCGGTAACTGGGAACAGGCGCGCCGCCAGTCTCGTCCGTTAATGAAATACGCTAGCGTTGAACGACACGCGGCTGCGGTGCCAACGTTAAAGCCAAAACTCACCACGGCGTCATAGACCGGCTGGGGCATGTTGACCGCCATACAACGGTCAATCGCCCTTTCAGTTTTGGCAACGTCGGCCACCAGATTCTCCGCTGCCTGCCGCTCGGTGATAGTGCTCTTTGCGGTCACGCCAGCCGTGTGTCCAATGCCATTGGTCCAGACACCGGCACTGCACTGATATGGCGTCAGGCGGCACCCTTCAAAATCGGCAATCAGCCGCAAACCATCGTCTGACACCTTCAAATTCTGGGAGCCAGATACCAAAGCAACCAGTGCCAGTATGGCTCCCACGGCACAGCGTTTAACGGTTGAGCTGTTCATAAATATCCTTACTCAGTGCGTCGGTCTTATCTTTGAAAAGCTGAAAGGTTTTGCGCCGGTAGTACCAATTGACAAAGAAGGTGCCAAACCCCAACACCGTACCGGACAGAAAGGCCACCTCTTGCACATTCAGCCCGCCGAGCCATGCCAAAAATACCGCGAGGCAATAGGAAATAAACGTGGTGATTTTTTCCATCTGTTAGTCCCATAGCTGCACGGTTTGCGTCGTCGGCACGGACACCACATCCGGCAGTTCGATCTCCATCCCGTGGGGTAAAAAAGGCCCGACCTCGGCAAGTTGCGGATTTGCAGCCAGCACAATTTCGGTCATGCCTTGCGTGCGCCCGTAGTACCGCCAACACACCGCATCCACCGTGTCGTATTGCATGGCACGCACACGCATTAGATAAGCTCCACCGTGATGTGGGCCTTACCCTGCAGGCGCTGGACCGCCCACTGGGCATCTCGCCAAAGCTCATCGACGCTAGACACCATGTCTTCGGCGCGTTTGCTGCCTGATTTAGTGGTGTCAATATCGGGATAACGCTCGGTTAAATTGGCCTTGGTGCGGCAATACACTGCGCGCCGATACCAGTACGTAAGTTCACTAAATCCGCCAATGGTCGCCGCCGGTACATCCACCAAATTGGCAAAACCCAATAGCTGCTGGCGTTCTTTGTATAAAGCCAGCTCGGCGTTGGTTTCACAGATGGCAGACAGTGCCGCTTCTTTCAGCCGCTCATTAGTCACGACACCGTCAGTGCGCATGGCTAACCGGTAATGCTCCAGATCGACATCCGGCCAAAACGGGGTATTGGTGATAATCCCCGCCTTATCATCTGGCTTTTCCGGTGAAACAAAATCCATGCTGTTGTCCTCTGAATGGGTAGGCGGTGGACGGGATTTTGATGAGGCTATCGCCTGTCGCCATCCCGTGCCGCCTCGCGCGTGGGCACGTTCGGTTATGGCCCCACCACTTGTAGCCGGTGGTAAATTTCGCATTCTGGAACGTTTCCAGTGGCGTGGTATGGACTTTCGCGCACAGGCAGAATCTATCCGCCAGCTGACAGAAATCTACAACGTGACCTATATCGGCATTGACTCCACCGGTATTGGTCACGGGGTATATAAAGATGTGAAAGCCTTCTTCCCCGCCGCACGGGAGTTTATCTACAACCCGAATGTAAAAAATGAACTGGTCCTGAAAGCCTACGATGTGATCAGCCACCGCCGTCTGGAATTCGACGCCGGACACACCGACATAGCCCAATCGTTTATGGCGATACGTAAATCCGTCACCGCCAGCGGCAACCGCCCGACCTATGAAGCCAGTCGCAGTGAAGAAGCCAGCCACGCCGATCTGGCGTGGGCCACCATGCACGCCTTACACAATGAACCGCTGGAAGGCATGACCGCCACTAACACCAATATCGTGGAG